CCACGATCGGTTCGCGGGTGGTCAGGCGAACCGCCTGATCAAACAGCCACTCACGCGCCTGGGCTTCCGTCATCGGCCGATCGACCGTGAAACGCTTGCCATCAACCTCGATCGACAATTTGCGGGGCATGGCGAGGTAAACGACGGACCGGCGATTTCGATCCCTATTCGCCGACCCATTTGATCACTTCGTCCATGATCGCCTCGCGGTCCGCCTTGCTGAAGCCCAGCAGGCGACGGGCCGGGTAGCGGACCTTGATAGAGTTCGGGATCCGGCTGTCCACCTTGTCAATCAGGCCAAAGTGGTGGACCTGGGCGGTGCCGGCGACCAGGCGGGTGAAATCGACCTCCACCCCATCGGGCGAGGGGCGCACGCGCATGTTGCGCAGCTTGCCAGTCTTGCGGAACATCTTGCCCTTGCGGGCGCGGCGGCGACCCTTCCGGTCCTTGCGCGGCTCCATGGCGCCGCCGTCCGGCTCCACGTTGGCGAGGATGCGCTGGGAGTTCGCGCGGCGGAGCATGATGCCGATCATGCGGGCGACCTTGCTGCGCTCGCCCGGTTTCAGCTTGGCGAGATAGCCTTCGATCCACGGTTCGATCGCTTCGAGGCCGGAGGGTTCGGCCATGGTCAGACGGGCACAATGCGTTCGTCGGGATCGGCGTTGCGCCAGATCTCGCGCAGGGTGCCCGGCGGGTTGGAGAGGGGCAGCTCATCCGGCAGGAGCGGATCGGGCTCGCCGGGATGTTCGATGTTCCACCCACCATCGGTGGCCGCGGTGACGATCGCCGCCTCTGTCAGGGGCAGTTCGAAGAGCAGGTCGAAGGTCTTGTCGTCCACGATCTCGGCCTCGAAGGCATAGCCTGAGCGGGAGAGCAGGAGATCGGGCTGGTTGGTGGCGAGCCACTGGTTGACCAGGTGGACGAGAATAGCCGGGTGATCGGTGTATTCGCTGATGTAGAGGCTCAGCGTGTAGACCCATTCGAAGCCGGGCGAGGGGGTGCCGGTGGCGCGCACCTGCCCCTTGTCCACCCACATGCGCAGCCGGTCGGGATCGCGGGCGAGGGCCGGCAGGGTCTCGGCGATGGCCGCGCGGAGGGACGCGGGTTTCTGCATCAGCGGTCGCCCGGGTGGTGGCGCAACCACTCGATCCGGCAGGTGTGCCAGATCGCGGCGGCAAGGGCGCCGAAGGCGAGAAGGCCGGTGGCGATCGAGACGATGATCACGATGTCGCGCATGTCATTCTCCGGCGGCGGGAGCCATGCCGATCCGTTTCCGAAACAGCCAGGCCGCCCCGTCGAGCAGCAGGGGGAAGCCGATGAACCCCTGTGCGATCGCGATCAGGACGCCGGCCACCGGGTTGAGGTGGTAGAAGCTGACCAGGACCACGGACAGGGTGGCGAAGCTGGGCAGGGCGGAAAGCTCGCCGATCGCCAGCCAGCGGCGGCGGCGCGCCCAGTGCGCCTCCATCACCGGATCTTCCGGCGGATCGCCGGCCGCGCCGTAGAGCTTCATGCCGAGCCGCGCGACCACGACCATGGTGCTGGCAAAGAGGCTGGCCGACCACCAGAAGAAGAAGTCCCGCCAGTCGGTGATTTCGTTCGGCATGTCAGATCAGTCCCAGAGATTGACGGTTTCGCGCGGGGCGGCGGCGGTGGCGGGGGGATCGGGAAGAACGACGGGCGTGCCTTCGGACAGGATCGGCCCGGCTTCGGCGAGGCCGCGGTTCAGCTCGTAACACTGTTCGACCACGGCGGCGGTCCTGCCGAGCTCTCGCCAGCAGATCAGGTCCAGTGTGTCGCCCTGTCGCGCAAAGACGGTGCTGGTCATGAGGCGACCGCTCCGACGTCATCCGGGCCGATATCCCATGGCGGGCTGTGCGGATCGCGCGCGCCGCAGGGCCAACAGGAGCGCAGGCCCACGGCGAGGCGCGGCTCCTCGATCGGTGCTTCGCAGCGTTCGCACTGTTCCTTCAGCAGCGGATCGGGGGCGGGGAAGGTCATCAGATCAGCTCCACCGTGGTGCGGGTGGTGCCGATGATGTCGCGGATCGCGTGGGTGGCGAGGCGGCGATAGTCGCCGGCGGTCTGGATCTCGGCGTCGGCGCGGTTGAGCAGTTCGTTCGTCGCGGCGGCGTCGCGGTGGCCTTCGAGCAGCTCGGCTCCGGCGGTGAAGCGCACGGCGCGCTGGAACAGGACTTCGAGCCGGGTGATCCCGTTGATCTCCTCGTCCGGATCGACGTCCACCAGGCCCGCATGGCCGGCCGCGACCTGCGCCGCCTTCCATTCGCGCAGCTCGCCGGTGACCGTTATCAAGGCCCCCTCGATCGCGCCGACCAGGCGGGGGTGAGTGACAACGTCGCCCAGGCGCAGCGCATCGCGCACGGCGTTGCAATCGACCGTAGGCCACCAGTCGCCCGCCGAGACTTCCGTGTTCGCCGGGCTTTGCGGGGCGGGCGGAACGGCGACGAACGACATGGCGACTTACCTTCGAAAGGGGTGGGGGGTGAGGGCCGGGCCGGACGATTTAGGGTCGTTCGAACCTTCCCGCCCCCCGGCGCGGGTGGCGCAGCTGGTTCAGCCGGTGGCCGGGATGGGGTAGATCGAGACACTGAGCGAAGCGCCGGTGAGCGGGCCATCTTCCGGGCCCCAGCATGAACCCGTGACGGTGGCGTGCAGGTGCTGACCCTCGGCAGGCTCTGCGGTGAGCGCCAGAACCGAAGCGATGGTCTGGTCCGCGACGCCGCGATCCCGTTCATGGATGGGCTGCTGCGCGCAGACCTCGTCCAGCTTGGCGGATGCGGCGGCGGCGAGAGCGGCGGCCGTGGCGGCCACGACCGAGAAGGAATAGCTCATTTGGAATCTCCAGCGGGGTGAGCGAGGTGGGCGAGATTGAGCGCCATGCCGACCAACAGGTCCACGATCAGCGCAGCTTCCGGCGGTGCATCATCGGACGCGGCGAGAGCAGCCTTCAACTGCTGCGCCTTCTCTTCGACCATGCCCGGGGTCACTTGGCGTCGTCCTGTGCGGGGGCGGGCTGGGCAAGCTTGCGCTGTTCCGCCTCGAGGCGTTCGATGTGCTTTTTCACGCCCGAGTTCTGGTCGAGCCCGAGGGCGCGCCGGAAGTGTTCGAGGGCGGACGACACCAGCGCGGCCTTGCCGCCGGCCTGGGCGCTTTCCGCTTCGGCGTCGAAGGCCTCTGCCTTGGCGGCGAAGCTGAGGGCAATGGCCTTTTCGAGCTTGGCGCGGATCTGGTCGTGCATGTCCGCATCGGCGGTCAGCGCGGCGACCTGCTGCAGCGTCTCGCAGTCGATCAGGACCGGCTTCTTAAGGCCGGCCTCGGCGGCTTCCTCGGCGATGGCGGCGGCAGGCTTGCGGGTGAAGCCCTGCGGCAGGGCAAGGCCGTGGCGCAGCACATGGCCGGCGATCGCGAGGGCGCGGGGCCAATCACCCACGTCCATCGCCCAGAGCAGCATGCGCGCGACAATTTCGTCCTGCGGTGCGGTTTCAGCCTCTTCGCCGGCGGCGACGGCTCCGTCTACCCACGGGAGGTAACGCTGGATCAGGGCGCGCTTGGCCTCGATCTTGCGCTCGATCGACTGGACGTCCTGCAGCTGTCGCAGATCGTCGCCGAGGGCGATCAGCAGCTGCGCGTATTCGCCTGCAACCGGGCCGGTCTCGGGCATGGGTGGCGCAGAGGGGCCGGCGGCAGCAGCGCCGGCCTGTTCGGTGGCGAGCGAAGCCAGGACACGCTGGCGGTGGGCAAGGGCGGGGCTGTAGGCCATGGCGGGTTTCCTCTGTGGCGGAACGTACCCCGGTGAGCTGACTGCAACGGGGCAGGTTTCTCACCGGGGATTCCGATAGGGGGCGTCGACCCTCCCCCTTTTCTTGCTTGGCTACGGGTTGCCGGCGGGTCAGCCAGGTAGCCCGGTCAACGCCCTCGGGTATTCCTTACGGAGCCGGGCGGGCCGGGGCGCCGCCGATCGAGATGTTCTCGACCAGGACAACCAGCTCGTAGTCCTCGACCACGTAGTCCTCGTTGACGCTCTCGTAGTTGGCCACGCGGTCCAGCTCCGGCTCGTCCTTGAGGAAGCGGCGGCGGGTGCCCTCCTGCCAATAGATCGACAGGTTGGAGAGGGTGGTGATGAGGATCGCGGTGGCGGGGAAGAACGGCACCCGGACCGCGGGAAGCCCGCCGATCTGCTTTTCCGAGCGCAGGATGCGGTCGGTCGCTTCGACCTCAGTCGCCGTGGCGCCGGTGGTCTGGGCGATGGTGAAATACTTGTCGTCCACCAGGTCGTGGCCGACGATCACCACCAGATCGGTGTTGCCGCGGTGCCATTCGGGCAGCATGCGCTTCGCATCCAGCACGAGGGCATCGAGCGAGGAGTAGTCCGCCACCGCATGGGCCGAACCGCCGGTGGCGTTGTAGGCCGCGTTCGCGTCGAAGAGCTCCACGCCCGGCTTGACGTAGATCTTCTTCAGCGCGGCGTTGTTGGTGCCGTCCGACTTCACGGTCAGACTGCCGTCGTTGAAGACCTGCGCCGGGGCGCGGGTGCGGATGTTCTGCAGCCACCCGATGTTGACGTCCTGAAGCAGCGGGTTGGCGGTGCGGTCAGTCGTGGCGGCGGCCGAGGTGCCGTTCCACCCGATCATGATCCGGTCGCGCGCCTGCTGGCGAAGGATGGCGTCGCGCAGCATGGTCTCGAAGTCCGGGCGGTGGCGCCAGGCATCCATGAGAGCGTAGCGGCGCGCCCAGTCGAAGTTGGTCTGCCGGCAAAAGTAGAGGTTGGTCTCCGAATTGCCGGTCGGATCGGTGGGGTTGCGCTTGGTGCCGCCGGAGGTGTCCTGCCGGCCGGCCATGGTGCGGGTGGTGCCGAGCCCGAGGGTCTGGCCGGTCTGCTCGATCACCGGGACGACGTTGATCGCCTGCAGGAACTCGGACGATTCCGCCATCTTGGCTTCGAGGCGCTGCTCGACCACCGGATCGACGGAGAACTTGGTGTGGGCATCGCCAACGCCGTTGATCAGCGCGATCTGGCTGACATAGGCGTTGAACAGGAGCCGGGTTTCGTTGCGCATTGTCTCGATACCTTCTGTGGCGCGGGCCGGAACGGGGACTGGGGGTTGCGGGTGCGGGGTTAGGGCGGGTTGCGGGTCAGCTGATCAGCAGTCGGTCTTGATCGAGCCGCTGCCGCCGGTGGAAAGGGGACGCTGGGTGAAGCCCGGCGCCGGGATCTTCTCGACCGTCTCCTTGAGCGTGCCGAGTTCGGCCGACAGCCGGGTGATCTGCTCGCCGGTGGACTTCGACAGCGCCTCGATCCCCGAAACCATGGCGGTCATCGCCTCGCCCAGGGTGGCGAACTGGGCCGCGAACTGCGCGTCCGGTTCGGCCTTGGGCTCGGCAGGAGCAGCCGGTGCTACCGGAGGGGCAGCCGGGGCGGGGGCGGCGGCCGTGAACTTGTCGAGCGCGGCCTTGATCGAGGCGAGCAGGCCGGTGTTCTGTTCCTGCTGCTCTTCCGCGAACTCCAGGGTGATTTCCTGGGCGGCACTGAACAGGTTGGCCTTGTCCTGCTTGCGGGCGGCCAGCGGGCTTTCCTTGCCGGCCTGGACCAGCTGGGCGGCGAACTGGAGCATTTCGGTGCCGAGGCTGGCTGGGCTGTCCGTAACAGCGAGGCCGACCAGATAGGCTTTGCCGGAGTTCGCGAAGTTGGGCTGGATCTCGACTGACGAGTAGAGCTTCTGCCGCTTCTGGTTCATCGCCACGAGCGGATCGAGCGCATCGATCTCGGCCATCAGGGCGAGGCGCTTTTCCTGCTTGCCGCCGAGTTCCAGCGTCACCTCCTCGGTGGAGAGGCTGATCACGTCGCCATAGGCCTGGAAGGGGCCATCGGCGGTGACGCCGCGGATATGTTCGAGGTTGACCCGGGCCGCGTAGGTATCGCGGTTGTAGGTCTCGGCCATCTCCTGCAGCCAGTTGCGCTCGATCGTGCGGCCATCGGTGGTGGCGCCCTCGACCGCTACGCGAAACTTCTTGGTCTTCATCGACGTTGCTCCGTCCTGGGTGTCGGCCGATCCCCGGGCTGCGGGGCGGGGAACGGCGCTTCAACCGGGCCAGAGAGCAAGCCGGGGCGCGCTTTGACAACGCGCGCCCGTTGTGAGGCCGGGGCTTACAAGGCGGCGGACTTCGGGGTGGGCGCCCGGCGGCCATAGCGTGGCGGGACATGACCGATCCCGTTGCCGACCTTCCCACCTGCGGTGCGCCCGACGGCGCCGACCGGCTCCCGCCCGAGGTGCCGCTGCGGATTGTCGCGCGCTCGCTCTACTGGCGGTACTGGACCCTGACCCAGATCGGGGAGGAGCTGCGGGTTCCCGTGTCCACCGTCGCGAGCTGGAAGACCCGCGACGGGTGGGAGGCGGCAAGCCCGCTGCAGCGCGCCGAGAACGAGACGCTGGCCCGCTATCTGGCGCTGACGTGGAAGGAAAAGAAAACCGGCAGCGACTTCAAGGAGATCGACCTGCTCGGCCGGCAGATGGAGCGGTTCGCGCGGCAGCACAAATACCTGAACGGGGGCAACGAGGCCGACCTCAACCCCAGGGTGAAGAACCGCACCGGCCCGGCGGCGCAGGCGAAGAAGGACGCGGCCAAAAACCGGATCACGCCGGACATGGTCGAGGCGCTGCGCGAGGATTTCGAGGGCGGCCTGTTCGGCCACCAGGAGACGTGGCTTTCCACCACCAGCCTGCGGACCCGGTTCATCATCAAGAGCCGGCAGATCGGCGCGACCTGGTATTTCGCCCGGGAGCGGCTGCTGGTGGCGCTCGAGGAGGGGAAGAACCAGATCTTCCTGTCGGCGAGCCGGGCGCAGGCGAACATCTTCCGCAACTACATCGTCCAGTGGGTGCAGAAGGTCTGCAATGTCACGCTGAAGGGCGAGCCGATCGTGATCCAGCGCGGACACGGGCATGGGGAGGACGGCGAGGAAGCGGAAGCTCTCGACCCGGTCGAGCTCTACTTCCTCGGCACCAACTACCGCACGGCGCAGGGCTATCACGGCGACGTGGTGATCGATGAGAGCTTCTGGATCTACGGGTTCGAGGAGCTGTTCAAGGTCGCCTCGGCCATGTCCACCCACAAGATCTACACGCGGACGCTGTTTTCGACGCCCTCAACGCTGGCGCACGAGGCCTATCCGATGTGGAGCGGCGAGCGGTTCAACCACCGGCGCGCCAAGGCCGACAAGGTGCGGATCGACACCAGCCACCAGGCGCTGAAAGACGGCGCGCTGGGGCCAGACAAGATCTGGCGCCAGATCGTGACCGTGTTCGACGCGGTCGAGAAGGGCTTCGACCTTGTCGACGTGGAGGAGCTGCAGCTCGAATACGCGGTGGACGAGTTCGACATGCTGTTCCGCTGCATTTTCATGGACGACAGCACCTCCATGTTCCCGTTCGAGGTGATGCGGCGGTGCATGGTCGACAGCTGGGAGGTCTGGCGCGATTTCCAGCCCCACCACCCGCGGCCCTACGCCGGGGAGGTGTGGCTCGGCTACGACCCGAACGCCAGCGAGACGGGCACCGGGGACGATGCCGCGCTGGTGGCGATCGCCGCGCCGTCCGAAGTGGGCGGCAAGTTCCGCGTGCTTGAAAAGCAGCGGCTGCGGGGGCTCGACTTCGCCGGGCAGGACCGGGCCGTTCGCGACATGGCCGCGCGCTACAACGTGACCCGGATCGCGATCGACCAGACCGGCGTCGGCAAGGCGGTGTGCCAGCTGGTGGCGAAGTGGTTCCCCATGGTCGAGGCGATCACCTATTCGCCGCTGGTCAAGAGCCAGATGGTCTACAAGGCGAAGAACGTAATCACGTCGGGCCGGCTCGAATTCGATGCCGGATGGCTGGACGTGATGCAGGCGTTCATGGCGATCCGCCCGGAAGTGAACAAGCAGGGCGTGACCTTCGTGGCGAGCCGCGCCGGGGGCGTCGGCCATGCCGACCTCGCCTGGGCGATCATGAACGCGCTCTATTTCGAGCCCCTCGACATTACCGAGCTGCCCGGCGGCGGCTCTACCATGGAGATCTTCGGTGACGACTGACCAGACCCTTCCGGCCGTGGCCGAAGACCATGCCGCCGAGCCAGCGGCCGGCGGCGCGATGAGCTTCGCGTTCGGGGATCCCGAGACCGTGCTGGACCGGCGTGAGCTGTTTGACATGTTCGAGACGGTGAACAACGGGCGCTGGTATGAGCCGCCGATCGCGCCGGTGGGGCTGGGCAGGACCTATCGCATGTCGCCCCACCACCAGAGCGCGATCCTGCTGAAGCGGAACCTGCTGGCGGGCAGCTTCGTGCCGAGCCGCTGGTTCGGCCGGCAGGACTTTTCGCGCTGGGCGCTCGACTGGCTGATCATGGGCAACGCCTATCTGGAGCGGCAGGACAACCTTTCAGGGCGCCCACTAGGCCTGAAGCCCAGCCTGGCGGCCTGGACGCGGGTGGGCGTGAAGCCGGACCAGTTCTGGTTCCTGACACCGGGCACCTGGATGGACAACGCCCACGAATTCCGGCCCGGATCGGTGCACCACCTGATGGAGCCGGACCCGCTGCAGGAGGTCTACGGCATGCCGGAGTACCTCTCCGCCCTGCAGTCCGGTCTGCTGAACGAGGCGGCGACGATCTTCCGCCGGCGCTATTACGTGAACGGCAGCCACGCGGGCTTCATCCTCTATGTCAGCGAGGAGGGGTTCAGCGAGAAGGACAGCAAGACGCTGCGCGACCAGCTGCGCCAGGCGAAGGGCGTGGGGAATTTCAAGAACCTGTTCCTGCACATTCCCAAGGGGAAGAAGGACGGCGTGCAGCTGATCCCGGTGGCCGAGGTGGCGGCCAGAGACGAGTTCCTGAACATCAAGGAGGTGACCCGGGACGACGTGCTGGCCGCGCACCGGGTGCCGCCGCAGATGCTGGGCGTGGTGCCGAAGAACGCCAGCGGGTTCGGCAACGTGATCGACGCGGTGCGCGCCTTCTACGGGATGGAAATCATCCCGATCATGCGCCGCATGGAGGAGGTGAACGACTGGATCGGCGTTCCGGCCGTGGCCTTCAAGCCCATGGGCGACAACGAGATGCTGCAGGCGGTGCTGAGCGCAGCGCCTGCGCCGACCCCCGGCCGGTAAGGGCGGGGGCAGGGCCGCGCCAACGGCCCTAACCGGCGGTCTGGACCCGCCATGCCCCGAAACGGCGCCGAATCGGTGCCATCCCGCCCCCCGACCGGGAGCGGAACATTCCTAGAACAACGCGGCGGAGTCCAGACCATGAATCACCCTCTCCCGGAGGAAACCTCCGAACTCGAACCTGTGGCGCCGACGCGCCCCGTGGCGCCCTATATTGGCGGAAAGCGAAATCTGGCGAAGCACCTGGTGGGGCGGATCAACGCCGTGCCGCACCGGACCTATGCCGAGGTCTTCGTGGGCATGGGCGGCGTGTTCTTTCGCCGCGATCACCGGCCCGGGGCAGAGGTGATCAACGACTGGAGCGAGGACGTTTCGACGTTCTTCCGCGTGCTCCAGCACCACTACGTGGCGTTCATGGAGATGCTGCGGTTCCAGGTTTCGAGCCGCGCGGGGTTCGAGAAACTGGTGCGGCAGGATCCCTCGACGCTGACCGACCTACAGCGATCGGCGCGATTCCTTTACCTGCAGCGCCTTGCCTTCGGCGGGAAGGTGGCGGGGCGCAATTTCGGGGTTAACCCGCTGGCGGGCGCGCGATTCGACGTGACCAAGCTGGGGCCGCTGATCGAGGCCGTGCACGAGCGGCTTGCCGGCGTGGTGATCGAGCGGCTGCCCTGGCGGGACTTTATCGAGCGGTATGACCGGGCCGGAACGCTGTTCTACCTCGATCCGCCCTACTACGGCTGCGAGGGTGACTATGGGCGGGCTCTGTTCGATCGGGGGCAGTTCGCCCAGATGGCCGAGGCGCTGCGCGCGGTGAAGGGGCGATTCCTGCTCTCGCTGAACGATCATCCCGACGTGCGGGCGATCTTCGCCGGGTTCGACTTCGAAGCGAGGGACGTGACCTATTCGGTGGGCGGCGGGGACAAGGCGATGGTGGCCGGTGAAGTGATCATCTCGAACTGAGACGGGCCGATGCGTTACCGCCACCACGCCTCCGGTGGGGGTAACGCAGGCAGCCTCCTACTGAAAAACGCCACCATCCCAAAGCTCAATCCGTGGGTCTAGGAACTGTAAGCCGGACGGGGTTGAGGGCCTAAGTTTGACTTCGACCTTGAAACGCATTTTGTCCTCTTCAGGTACGTAGGTGAGATTTTTTAGGTCCTCTTCCCAGACGAAATGCGGGTATTCGTTGCCCTCCTCTCCCAGACAAGCTGCATCGCCCACCATTTTGGCGGTGATATAGCCCTCTCTCGGCCCCAAACCTCTTGGCTCAGCGAAAGCTAGGAAGTCATTCAAAAGGTCGGTGTCGCTGACCCCCATAAGCTCCAGGAGTGCTGATCGTATCGCAGCGAACGTCGGAATTAGGCATTCACCTGCTTCCGCAAACAAAGATCCATTGCTGCGAAACCCATGCTCAAATGCATCGCTAATTGATCTGACCCGATCGTGAAAACCCTTGTCACCATTGAAAACGAGTATGCCCCGCGAAGCTGAGTCTAAATACTCACGCAGGGTCATTTTTCCGCCCGTCCGATAGCCCCAGGAGACCGCGAGTTCCTCGGGCTTTTCACCCGATTTGCGCAGGAGATTTCGCCACATCGCAGATTTCAGCGCTTCGGCAGCCATGAAAAGATGCGCAAGCGTCGGAATCTCGGATCCCATCTTGAGGCCATTTAGGGCAATCGAATACTGCGCAGCTGCTCGTCCAATCGCGTCGAGCTCCTCGTGATCAGAGATTAGTTCAAGGACGCGCCCCACAGCTAAAGGATCAATAAATCGAGAGCGCAGGGCAGGGCGGTCGCTCTCCACATATCGCTGAAAGAAATCGCGGGATGCCGAGCCCGGTGTGGTTTCAAAGGAGAGTTCCCCTTCGAGAGGGTGCGCCGCAGTGTTCATCAGCACGACGATCAGATCGACGATGTCGCGCCCGCGATTTGTAAACTCCCCAAGGCTCTCGGTGGTGCTTTCAGCTTTTCCGTCAACCTGAAGCCACATGTCTCCAGGTGCCAAGATGTCGAATCCACGGTCGATGTAGCGTGTTCTGAAGACCATGTGCAGGACTCTGTCCTCGACATTCACGTCAACTCGCAGCGACTCTCCCTGTCGAAAGATCGAACCGGAGTGGCTCCGGGCAACCGTTCTGAACGTCTTCTGAGCGTCGTCGTGCATTTGGCCTCACCAGTGGACTGCGGCCAGTCTAAAGGGGAGCACGTTGGCCGTCTACTTCACCCCGCGCGCCGCGCTTGCCCCCACGCCCCGCCCGCCCGCTTTTGGCATTGTTTTTTTGCATGGCCGGCCGTGGGTACGCGGCCGGTCACGCCCCGTCCCTGGCCTTGGAGCCGCTCCCGATGGCGGCGCTTCGCGGACCAAAATTGTACGCGGTTCAGCGGGTCTCTTCGCCTCACCACGAAATCCCACGGGAGGGGGTGCCCTCGGGAAGCACCTAACATTCCTAACCTGGCTGTTTTTGCCCGCTGAAAACCGCAGGAAACAGCCATTTTTGAGGTTAGGTGCAGGTCATAACCTGACCTAACATTTTTTGGAGCCGGACCTAACATTGGCGGAAATCCGCGATTTTTGGATTCTGAGAAATTAGGTTCGATCCATATAACCATGTTAGGTCAATGTTAGGTCAGATGTTAGGTCGCAAACCCGCAGAAATCAGCCAATGTTAGGAATGTTAGGTCTTTCCCGCACATAGCCGCCATCTGGGAAAGCCGCCTATGCGCAGGCCTGCGCGCACGAAAAAGGCGCCGGGAGTGCCGGCGCCTAAGGCGTTCAATCGTGGATGATGTCAGGCCGCGAAGCGCATTGTACTCCAGCGACCAAATCCTGCCCCCGCAACCAAGACGACGATCCCCATAGAACCAGACACGGCCCGTTTCGCGGACATGGACGCAGTACAGGCGGCTCACGCTGCCTGGCTTTTGCTCGTTCTTGGGAACTCCTTGCCTGTCAGGCCGGAGCGCCTTGCGACAGCATCGCTGTGAAGGTCGCCAGCAGGACTTCCAGCAGCGGCGGCATTTCTCCCTTGCGCCACACCAGGTCGAGCTGAAAATCGGCGTCGAGATCGCGCACGGGGAGGATCACCACCTTGTCCCCGAAGGGATTCCAGACATTGGCGAAGACGAAGGTCGCCCCACCATCCCTGGCGATCGCTTCGAGCCGGTTGGCCTCATAGGTCACGTGCCGCAGGATTCGCGGATGGAGGCCGCCCGCCGCGCAGGCGGCGAGCAGGCGGTCGCTCATCGACTGCGATGCACTGGGCGGCATCCAGAGGAAGTCTTCGTCGGCAAGATCGCGCAACAGGATTGAAGATCGCCCGGCCAGCGCGTGATCGGCGGGCAGGGCAACCGCGAACCGGTCCATCGCCACCTGCAGGTATTCGAACCCGTCGCTCTCTTCCCAGTTGCTGCGGTGCATGAGTGCAGCATCGAGCTGGCCGGACGCCAGGGCATCGGCCAGGCCCGCAGGCAGCATCGTCTCCAGCTTCAGCTCCGCCTCCTTGTACTGGAGGAGGAAGGTACTGAAGGCGGTGGAAACGATCGCGTGCCGCATTGCGAGTGCGTGCAGGCCAAGGCTCAGTTGGCCGGAGTGGCCGAGCGCGATCTTCCTGGCAGCGGCCACCGCGCTCTCCAGGCCCGCCAGCAGGCGCTGGGTCTCGGCGAGAAACAGCGTGCCGGCTTCGGTCAGGTAGATCCGCTTCTTGCGCCGGTCGAACAGGTCGAAACCAAGTTCCAGCTCCAGGTCGCGGATGCGCCGCGACAGTGCGGGCGCCGCGATCCGGATCTTTTCAGCCGCCCGGCTGATGCTTTCATCGGTCGCGACGGCGACGAAGTAGCGAAGGTGCTTCAACTCCACGCCGTGCCCTTTCGAGCGTTAGCCGGAAAACGACAGTGTCTTCCGGTCAGCCGGTGACGATATAGCCGCCGTCCACCGGAATGGTGACTCCGCTAACATAGCGAGCATCGTCTGAACACAGGAAGGCGATCACGTCCCCGCAGTCTGATGCCACTCCCATTCGGCCGAGCGGCGTGCGGGCACGCAGCTGCGCCACATAGTTCTCGTCGGTGAACACGCTGCGCGCCATGTGCGTCTGGATCCACCCCGGCGAGATCGCGTTCACGCGGATCCCGTCCTTGCCCCAGGCGGCGGCCAGCGACTTGGTGAGCTGGACAACGGCGCCCTTGCTGGCCGAATAGCCGGGCACGGCTGCGCTGCCGAAGGTCGAATAGATGGACCCGATGTTGACGATGGCGCCGCCTTGGCGGGCAAGGAGCGGCTGTGCCGCCACGCTCGGCCGGAGCGTGCCCGTCACGTTCACGTCCAGCGTCCGTGTGAAGTCGGCCGTGTTGAATTCGTTCTGGGAGGCCGTGCCCGCGCAGTTCACCAGCGCGTCCAGCCGGTCCAGCCCGGCGAACAGCGCGTTGACGGCAGCCTCGTCGCACACGTTCAGCACGACGGCGCGGATCGCGTCGGACATGGGGGTGAGGGCGATTTCCTCTTCGGAAATGCCGGTCACGATCACGTCCCAGCCCATCCGCGCCAGTTTGCTTGCGCTGGCATAGCCGATCCCCGCCGGATGAGCACCGCCGGTCACCACTGCAAGCTTCCTGTCTTCAGGCATGTTCTGCTCCTCGCTTTCAACTGCCGGGCTGTGGCCGCGCGGGCTGCGTCTAACCAGCGTCCATGGGCAAGTCCATGCATGCCCCGGGGCATTGGAGCGGGGCTGGCTGCAATTCCATCGATTGCATTCCGCCAGCGTGCGAATTCGGCATTATGCTGCCCTTGTCACCGGATTTCCGCCTGTTATCGTCCCGGCCGCGAAGCTAGTCTTCGCTCGCAGCCGGATGTCGCCATGACGCGGCCGAAACGGGATTCGACCAGCCTGGGCGGTCCCCCAATTCAAATCGCTCGCAGCAAGGGCGGTACAGCGCGATCGGTGGCAGCCGCGCGCGGGAGTGCGGAGGAATCAATGCAGAACGGTAAGGGTAATCTCGCCTCGGGCGCGGAGGAATTCGTCCGCTTTCTGAAGGACA